ATCTGCTCGGTGCTCGGCGTGCCGCCGATCATGGTGAGCGCGGTAATCGGGCTCAAGCGCGCGACGTACGCGAACTATCGCGAGGCGAGACAGCACCTGGTGCACGATGTGATCATCCCATTCGTGTCCCGCCTCGGCCAAATGCTGGAGACGCAGCTGGCGCCGCTCTACGGCCTCGACCCGTCGCAGGTCGAGCTCGTCTGGGATTTCAGCGAGCTGGCCGGCGCCGACGAGCATCGCGCCACGCAATGGCAGCTCGCAGAGCGAGCTTGGGGCGCGGGCCTGCTCACCCGCAACGAGGCGCGCGCGATGATGGGACTTCCGCGCGTATCGGATGGCGATGTGCTCAAGTCGGGGCTCTCGGACCTGACCGAGCCCGCGCAGGTGGAGGCGCAGCCATGATGTGGGCGCTGCTCGTGCTTCTCATGGCGATGCCCGCGTGGGCGCTCGACTACCATGCGACCATCGAGCACGTGCCAGACGTGCGCGACACATACTGGGTGCTCTACCCGGCGCGCACGGTGACGTCTGCGACTTGGACGTGCCGGATCATTGATGCCAAGCGGCCAGACCCGGACCCATCCGGCATGCTCGCCGGTGGGCCGACGGTGACGGCCAGCGACACGGTGACCGTGGCAGTACTGCCGGGCACGCAGCGGCTTGGGAACACGTACCACTGCCGCGTGCGAGCGACCGACAGCATGGGCAATACGCCGACTGCGGAGATACTGATCCGCGTGACGTACCCGACGAGGTGAGCCATGCGCGCGCGACCTGGAGTGATCGAGATTCCGATGTCGGCATTGCGGGCCGAAGCGCCAGAGTGGCGTCCACTCGTGGTGTATCGGAGCGCTCCGGGCTCGCTCATCGTCGCAGTGCGAGACGACGCAGGCGAGACCGTCACGATCGACAGCGCCGTGCTCATCTGCTCTGCGAGTGTGGGCGGTTCCGGCACGTCGCTTCCCGCGACAGTATCAGCCGACCCGCCGCAGGCGGAATGGGGCAGCGCGGCGCTCGCGACGATCCCCGCGGGCCGCTGGTTCTACCGCGTGGAGCTCGGCATTGGCGACTTAAGCGGTGTGGGACTCGCGGGGCTCATCACCGTGGCATGACATGGCCGGTGAGCATGTCGCGCAGACCATCGATCTCGTAGAGCGAGCCATCCGGCGCGCCGTGGGCACGTATGACCGCGTGCTTCTCGAGCGCGTGAACATGCGGCGCATCGAAGATGCTCTAGCCGCGCGCGATGTCGAGGCGCTACGCCGAGAGCTCGAACGGGCCGGCGTGTCCCGCATGCGGATCGCGGCCTTACAGCAGCAGCTCGTCAAGGCTGCGAAGCTGGGCATCCGATCGCTGCGCGTGGACCTCGGCGGCGGCATTGCTCTCCCGAGCCGGCGTGCGATCGACTGGGCCGAGAGGCGCGGCGCGGAGCTCGTGACCGCGATCGATGACGAGACACGAACGGAGATTCAGTCCGCTGTGGCGGAGGCGCTCGACCAGGGCCTCTCGCCGCAGGCGCTCCGCGACGGGCTCGTGCGCATCGTCCCGCTGCATCCGCGGCAGGTGGCAGCGCTCGCACGCAGGGCGGAAACGCTCTCGCCTGCAGAGCAGACGGACTACGCGCAGGCGCTGGCATACTCGCGGGCGCTCACGATCGCCCGCACCGAGGCGGCCCGCGCCGTAAACATCTCGCGGCACGAGACGCTCCGTGAGGCGCGCCCAACGGCGCGGATCATGTGGATCACCGCCGACGACGAGCACGTGTGCCCCATCTGCGAGCCGCGCGACCGTGAGGTGCAGGGCGTCGACGACGATTGGGCCCGGAGCGAAGAGCCACCTGCGCACCCTAATTGCCGGTGCCGTACAGTCGTGACCGGCAAGACTTGACAATGGGCATATGGCGTGCAATATCGCGCCGCGAGGATATCTATCGTGACCCGAGTGGGCGGGTACGCAGCGACTTGGAACACGCCATTCTGGCCTGCCGCACAGAATGGGCAGGCGGTGGGCCCCGTCGTTTTGCTGCCCAATGCGTTCACCAGCTCGCTCACGCTGCCCGCGATCCGCGATCGTATCCTCGTGCTCGCATATCACGATGCGACACGTGCGATTGCGCGGCCCGACGTGCTCCGGCAGGACGACCGCGGGCTGTATTTTGAAGCCTCGCTCGTGGACAGCCGTGACGGCTCGGATCTATCTGAGCTCGTGACGCGAGGCGTGATCGGCGAGGCATCGATTGGATTTGCCCCCATCATGGCGCAGTACGTGATGGGGACATGGGTCGTGGAGCAGGCCCTCTTGCAGGAGATCTCGCTCGTGCCATGGGGGGCGAATCCCCAGGCGCGGGTCCAGTTGATCGCGGCCGAGATGCGTGAGGCCGCGGAGCAGATTGCCACCGACGCCGATGCATGCGCATCGGCATCCGATACGATGCTCGCCAGGCGGCGGGCATTGGCGCTTTGGCGCCGCTTGAAGGTCAGGGGAGGTAACTATGAGCATGCTACTCGCTGAGGCAGTCGCGAAAGTGGATGCGCTGCGGGCGGAGCTCGATCAGCGCTACGGAGAGCAGTGGCCGGCCGACGCTGTCGAACAATTCGAGCGCGCGGTCGCGGAGCTCGATCAGGCGATGGAGGCCGCAGAGGCTCGGGCGGCGCGGCTCAAGGCGTACGAAGAGCGCCGGGCCCAGGCTGAGGCGCTCACGCAGCCGCAGCCGGCAGCCACGCTGCACATAGCTACTCCGGCGCGCGCGCACACCGTGCACCAGCAGGAGCCCGTGCGCCCGTGGGGCGAGGCATTCCGGGCGTGGTGCTCGCAGGGCGAAGCGGCACTGACTCCCGCAGAGCGGCAGACCTATCTCGCAGCCGGCGAGAGTGGTGTCGGCTGGCGTCTCCAGTGGACGGCCGCGCCGCCGTCGGCGACGGGCGAAGACCTGCTTGTGCCGCCACAGCTTGCTGCAACCGTACGTATCGCACGGCGACGTACTGGGCTCATGCGGCAGCTCTGCACGGTGCGGCGCACGAGCCGCGACGTGTATCAGGAGCCCTACGTCGCGCCCTCAGGCGAATACGTATCCGGACAGATCGCCGATACCTGGCCGGGCAATGCGGGGCTCGATCCTGTCGCGGCACGCACGGCACTGCAACAGCAATTCCAACGGCGCGAGATCCGCGTGTGGCCCTGGGAGCCCGGGCACGTCGTGGCATCTCGTGCCACGATCGAAGATGCCGAGGTGGACCTAGAGGCTGTGCTGGCGGACATCATCTCCCGCCAGGAGGCCCTGGCCGAAGACAAGGCATTCATCACGGGCGATGGCTCGCAGAAGCCGCTCGGAGTATTCGTGGACACCGACACGCCGACTGTAACCGCGGGCTCGGCAACACAGATCACCTACGACGACGTGGTGAATCTGTACACGGCGGTGCGTGAGGAATACGCCGAGCAAGGCGTGTGGCTCATGCACCGCACCGCGCTCGGGCAGATGCTGCGGTTCAAGGACGCAGCGCAGCGCCCGATCTTCATGCCGGGGCAGAACGTGCTCACGCTGTTCGACCGGCCCATTTTCCGGAGCGGCTTCGTGCCCGCAGTGGCATCTGGTCAGCGGCCGATGCTGTTCGGCGACCTCACGCAGTATTACATCGTAGACCGATCCGATCTGCTGCTCATTCCCCTCCGCGAGCGCTACGCGCCGCACATGGGATTTGCAATCTGGAGCCGGAAGGGCGGCAAGCTCATGGAGCCGGAAGCAGTGGCAGTGCTGGAGATGGCGTAATATCGGGGCTCGATATGATCACGCCCGCAATCACGGATGCTGAACTCGCCCAGGCGTTAGGGATGCGCCTTGAGGATGCCCTCGGGGCGCATCGCCTAGCTGCCCAGGCCACTGAGCTCGTCGAGCGCATGCTCGGGCGCACGATCATCGCGACGTCTCGCGTCCAGATGCAATACAATCCGGGCGAATTCGACGTGCTGCGCGTGCCGGGCCGGCCGGTGCGATCCGTAACGATCGAGTATTCCACCGATGGCCAGACGTGGAGCACGATCGATGCTGCCACGTACGTCGTCGACGCGCAGGCTGGGCTCGTGACGCGCATCACTGGGTACTGGCCACCTGGCTGGTACCGGATTACGGCCTCGGTTGGCATCGCAGCCGACCAGCAGACCGTGCCGCAGGAGATTCGCGCTGCCATCATCTCGGCAGCGCGCTGGATCTGCGCGCGAGAGGCCGCAATGGGCACGGAGCAGCCATGGGGTCCACCGCCGGAGGCGCTACTCCGGCAGCTCGGGAGAGGTGCATGAGGCTCTCGATCTCCGCGCGCGGTATCGCGGACACGCTTAGATGGATGACCGGCTATGGCGCCGAGCGGCGGGCGCGCATGGCGCGCGCGCTCGAACGCGAGGGCCGGCGCGCGGTGCAAGACATCGTGCTCCGATACCGGCGTGGCGGCACGACGGCGGAGCGTACGGCTGTGCGCACTGGGCGCCTGATGGGCTCCTATGGCTATCAGGTAGAGCGGCGCCCCATTGGGCTCAGTGTCGGTGTCGAATCCGGCAGTGCCGCTCTCGTCTATGCGGCCGTGCATGAGGGCATCGATGCCCAGGGGCGAGCGGTCGACGAGACGGTGATCCGGCCGCGGCGTGGGCAATATCTTGCGATCCCGCTGCCGGCAGCACTCACCGCTGCGGGCGTGGAGCGTAGACCGCCGCGCGCCTACAGGGGCACGTTCGTGCGTAAGGGCATCATCTTTCAGCGGCGCGGCAAGACGATCGTGCCGCTCTATCGACTGGTGCGCTGGGTGACCGTCCCGGCACGACCGGCGCTGCGCAAGATTGCGCCTGAGCTCGTATCGCGAGTCGCGGAGGAGGCAGCACGTGTCTACGGTGGAGCATGACATCCTGCGTGATGCAGCCGATGCCGTAGTGGCTGCTCGTATCGCGGCACGAGTGCGGTTCGACCGCGACGAGACCGCGCTCGATCCAGGCGACTGCATCGTCTGGATGGACCAGGTCGAGTACGAGCCGCAGGCCGGGCGATCCGCGGTGATCGCAGCGAACATCGACATCGAGTGGATGCCGCGCGGGCCATGGTCGGAGCTCGATTATCACACGCAGCTTGCGGCCCTCGATGCTGAGATCATGGGCGTGCTCGGTGAGTATGGTGTGACGCCGCTCATGGCGCGCGTGCTCCGGGCGGAGAATGGCGGATACCTCGTAGTGCGAGAGTATCGCATCCTGTATCACCGCGACATGTTGAGCGTCGAGGGCGTCATTAGGACGGAGGTGTAGCATGGCCAAACAGGTCACAATCAGTCAGTCAATCCAGGCAGTGGCAAAATTACAGACGGGCCCAGGCGCCCCGGCATACGGCGTTGCCGGCACCGACGATCTGCCACTCTTGGAGCCGGTGGTCATCCAGCCGCGACCACAACTGATTCCGATCAGCGTGATCCGCGGCTCGCTCTCGCCGATCGATGCGGTCGTAGGTCCCCAGCTCGCTGACGTGCGGGCCCGATTCCCGGTGTTCGGCTCGGGCACGGCGGGCTCAGTGACGGGCAACGGCGCTGCCGCAATCGACGCAATGCTCATTGCGAGCGGCATGGCGCGGCAGACGCAAGCGGCGCGCGTGATCTATCGCCCTGCGACACCTACGGAGCTGATCGATGGGGCTACTACGCCAGCGCGCTGTCATCCGGTGACGGTGGGCGCCAAGAATGGCAAGGCACGGATTTTCGCGCGCGACGTGGTGGGTTCGCTGACGATCTCCGGCCGCCCGGACGGATTTCTCGAGGGGACGTTCGATGGAGCCGGCGTGTGGGACACGCAGGATGAGGGTAGCTATCCCGGCTACACGGGCGGGATCATCAGGCCCGTCGCATTCAGGAACGTTACGCTCCGGATTGCTCGCATCACGACACCGGTGCGGCTCACGTCGGCGACGGCTGGGGCCACGACTACATTCACCACTGATGTGGCGCACGGGCTGTCCACCGGTCACCTGGTCGCGATCACGGGGCTTACCGGATCGTGGCAGGCCGCGAATGGCTGCCATGTCGTCACCGGAGCGCCGACGGGCACGCAGTTCACCATTGCATTCGACTCGACTGGCTTCGGTTCCCTTACTGGCGACGGGCAGGCTGGCGGCGGCTCGTTCGATGGCGCGACGTCGGGCGGCCAAACCATCGTACTACGAGAATTCTCGTTCGATAACGGGAGCGAGCGCCAGGTTGTAGCCGACGCTACGGTCTCGCAGGGCGCGCTGCGGCCAATTATCACCGGCCGCAACCCGGTCGTGCGCGCGACGATGGCAGTGGATCGCGATACGATTGCGCCCAGCCGAGCGATCCCGGACGCAACAATGCTCAGCGAGATGTTCGCGGGGACTAAGTTCTGCATGCGGATCGACGTCGGCTCGGCAACGGGCAACAAATGGATCTTCCATTTCCCGCGCATGGTCATCTCGCTCGAGTACAGCGAGCGGGAAAACATCATCATGCAAACGATCCAGGGCCGCTGTGTCGGCGGCATCGAGTCCGAGTATCAGATTTGGGTCGAATAGGAGGTGTCCCATGGATGACATTCTTCGCATTGCGATACCTGCAGCAGCCGCGATTCTCACGAGTCTCGTGAGGCGAGTCGTGCCATTGCTTCCGAAGCCGCTCGTGCCGATTCTGGCTACGGTGTTTGGTGCGCTCGGCGCGGCGCTCAGCGGCCAGGCCGACACCGCGACGACCGCGACACTGAGTGGGCTCGCAGCCATCGGGGTGCGAGAGATTGTCGATCAGACTTCAAAAGCTGCCAAGAGGTGAGCCATGCAAGTTGGTGACATTGTGCGGTTCCGCAACTTGCCCGGCGGCGGAGTGGAGTACGACCCGGACGGCGAGCTCTACTACCGGGTGACCGAGGTCGTGCACGGTGACGGGTATGAGTGCATCCGCTGTGCATCCGATGAGGGCATCTCGCCCGTCTGGGTGCGCATCGAGACGCCGTGACCGCTATGCCGTACGAGAAGCTGGAGGCGCAGGAGACGCGCGTGGTGGAGCTGCCATCGCCATGTGCCGGGTGGCGTGTCACGGTGCGGCGCATCACGGTGCATGCCGGACGTCGGATCGCGATGTATCTCGATCGCGTGCGAGCGCGACAGGGCGACATCCTGCGTGCCTACATCCAGGCGCTGGTGTCCGGCGTGCCCGATCGGGATATTGCCACGCCGCCGGTGGTCGTCGACTTCTCCGGGTACGATCCGCCGGCGCTGCGGGATCTCGCAGACCTCGACGACGTACCGCCCACGTGGCAGGAGCAGCTGATCGAGCTTCTGCTTGCAGTGCCGTCCGCGCAGGATGCGGTGGTGCGCGCGCTGGAAGAGCTCAGGGAGGAGTGGGAGAAAAAAAAGTTCGGCTCCCAGGGCTCGCGTGCCGACTCTTAGCTGCGCATCGATCGCAGTTGCTCCCGACGTCATGTGACGACTGCGGCGCGCACGAGGCCTGCGAGGGCGGGTGCTGGCGCGAGCGATATCCGGCAGAGGCATGGGCGCTCGCTGAGCTCGCATCGCGATGTTTGCGCGGCAAAGCGTGGCGTGATGACGCCGGCATCACGCGCGAGTATTGGCGCGTGCAGACGGGGGCGCTACTCGCTGAGCTCCGCGCCATGACGCGGCCTGTGATCGTGCTCGATCGGGTCTACTCGCATGCCGACGTGATCGAGCTCATGCATGCAGTGGCTGGTGTGCGTAGCTCCGGCCGGGTGTACTCGGTGAGGGAGCTCGCGCTGCTTGACGGAGACGACGATGCCGCAGATCTCTGACATCTCGATTCGCCTCCGCGTGGAAGACGATGGCGCGGTGCGCGTCGTCGAGAGCACGCGCCAGGCCATTGAGCGGCTATCCGGCACCACTACCGCAGCCGAGGGGTCATTCAGCCGCCTTGCGCGCGGCGTGATCGTTGCGAACCAGGCCTGGGAGCTGCTCGGGCGAGTCTCAGGCATGGTCGCGAGCGCGCTCCGGGCCACGATCGCGGCAGCCGATGAGCAGGACCGGGCTACGGCCCGGCTCGCTGCAACGTTGCGCGCGACGGGCCAAGCGAGCGCAGACTATCTCCGCGAGCTCCAAGAGCAGGCAGCGGCGTACCAACGGCTCACCATTCATGGCGACGAGGCCGTGAACAATGTCCAGCGGCTCCTGATTCAGTTCGGCGCCCAGCGGCAGCAGATCGCGCCATTGACGCGCATGGTGCTGGATCTCGCATCGGCCTACGACATGTCTATTGATGCGATGGCGGAGCTCGTGGGCGGTGCGCTAGGCGGCAGGCTCGACGGGCTACTGCGTACGCTCCGGATCCGGGCCGACGAGGGGGCGAGCGCGCAGGAGAAGTGGGCGCTGGTGATCGACACCTGGCGGCGCACGATGGGGCAGGCTGAAGCCGAGGCATCTACGTTCGGTGGCCGCATGGCGCAGGTGCGTGGAGCGATTGCCGAGGCGCTCGAGCAGATCGGAGCTATCGTTACACGATCCTCGGCCGTGACGGGCGCACTCGCGCAGATCCGCGATGCATTCTTCAGCCTGGCCGACGCGATCTCGCAAGCTGTCACCGGCGAGCGCGGACGGATCGACGAGGTGCTTGCTCGCACGCTCGGCCGGGTGGCGGACGCCGTGAGGGGCGTGGCTAACCAGATCGCACAGGACCCGCAGAGCATCGTGGCAGGACTGGAGCGCGCGGTGGCGGCGGCGGAGAACCTGGCCGGCGCGCTCAACAAGGTGATTGTCGCGGTCGAGCGGATTGCGTCGGTGTTATCCAGTCCGGCATTCGGCATGCTCGCCGCGGTCGGTGGCGGCGCACTGTCCGGCGCAGTGCTGGGCGGTGTGATTGGCGGGCCCGCCGGTGCGCTCGTGGGTGGGCTCAGCGGCCTCGGGATCAGCGCGCCAATAGCGTTCTTCATGTCCGGCGGTGGTGCGCAGCCGAGATCGGCTGCTCCATCCCCGGTAGGGCCGCCACCATTCACCCCGGTAGCACCCATGTCTCCAGTGCCGGAGGCTGTGGCAGCGAGCATCCAGCGCACCGGTGCCGCGGCATCGGAGGCAGCTCAGGACACGGCTCGCTTTGCCGAGGCGCTGTCCGCGATCCGCATCCGCTCCACCGACGCGGCCAAGGCGGCAGAGGACCTGCGTGTGCAATGGGAGCAGGTCACCGATGTCATCTCGCAGGCCGATAGGATCCGAGCAGAGACGGCGCGCGAGCTGGCCGCAGCGCAAGTGGAGCGTGCCCGCTCGCTCCTCGAGCGCGCGCAAACGATGGGTCCGGATGAGCAACGTGCCGCGATGGCCGCGGTGCGCGAGGCGATGGAGCAGCAGCTCCGAGTGGAGGAATCCCTGCTCCAGGCCGAGCGGGAGCGGCTGGAGGTGGCGATCCAGCTCGCCCAGGTGATGCCCACCATATTCGACCCGCGCGTGGTCGAGGCGTGGGCCGCACGCGTGGAGCAGATCGATGCCACGATGCAGATCCTGCGGGAGCGCGTGGACCGCACGCTCGAGGGTCTGGACCGATCGCGCGCAGCTGCAGTGGACGTAGTCGAGATCATCGGCAGCTCGTTCTCGCGTGCCGTCACTGCGCGCATCTCGGGGGGCGGTGTCGGAGACATAGGGCTCGTGCTGCGAGATAGCCTGCTCGTGTCGGTGTCCGACATTGTCGGATCTGCGGTCGCGGAGCAGTCGCGCGCCCTCAAAGCGCAGGGCGCGGGTGTGCTCACGCGGCTCGGTGCTGGCATCACGGGCGCTCTCGTGCAGGGCGGCATCGCCCAGGCCCTGGCGGGCATGGTGTCGGGCTCTGCGTCTGCGGCACCGGTGCTCGCAGCGCTCGCCGGTACGCTCGGGCTTGGCGCCATCACGGGCGGCACACTCGCCACGTTGACAGGCGCGACTAGTCTCGCGTCCACGCTTGGTATTTCGCTGTCCACTCTCGGCGCGGCGGCCGGCGGCTTAGGCCTCGCTGCGCTCATCGCGGGCCCGATCATGATGGCGCTCGGGCCCGGCACGACGCGGTTTGGCCAATTTGACGCGGGCCGGAGCGCACTCAGCGTCGGCGCGGGTGCTGCAGCCGGCGCGGCTCTCGGCAGCATCATTCCGGGCATCGGCACTGCCGCCGGCGCGGCGATTGGTGGACTCCTCGGTGCTGTCACGTCGCTCTTTGGTGTGTCGCAGCCCACGGCTGAGGACAGGGCGCTGCGGGCGGTCGAGAAGGTGATGGAGAAGGCCGGCCTCTCACGCCGGATCGTATTCCGAGACGAGGCAGGCCGCATCGTCGAGGGACCGCGGTTTGCGGACACGGTGATTGGGCGCGACGTAGAGCGACTCATCGCGATGCGAGACAGAGGGAATCTCGCCGGGCTCATCGCTGCCATCGAGCGGCGGCCAGCACAGGAGATCCGCGCGGTGCAAGCGGCGGTCCAGGTGCCGGCGATGGTATTCGGGCGGGCCATCGGCCTCACCGATCCGAGCGCACTCGGCAACGTGATCGCGAACATGACCCTCGCGCTCGGGCGCGGTGCGCGCGAAGCGGAGGAGTGGCTTCTCCGCGCGGCACAAGCTGCCGGCATCGATTTCCGCGGCGCGCTCGTCGCGGTGCACGACCAATTCGAGCGCGGCCAGCTATCGGCGTCGCAGCTAGAGGTCGCTGTCGCAGAGATTACGCGGCTCTTTGGCGACGAGCTACCGCCAGGCCTCGACGTCGCCCGCATCGCAATGCGACAACTCGATGCGGCAAGCCAGAGCCTCGATCTCAGGCGGCTCGTGCAGCAGCTCGACCAGGTCTCGCAAGCGGGTGCGCGCGCGGCGGAAGGGCTCGCTGGTGCCATCCGGGCGCTCGCGATTGTCCCTGATGACCAGTTCCGCGACGCGCAGACGGCATTCGCCGAGCGCGTGGCGCAAGTGCTCACCGATGCCATCGCGGATGTGTCGCTTGCCGACATGACGGAGCAGATGCGGCGCGTCGTGGGCAACGTATTCGGAGCAATTCAAGCAGGTGACGCAGAGGCCATGCGTGCGGCCACGCAGGCGCTGTTCGATTTCGCGCGCGGGCTGCGGCTAATCCCACCGCAGCTCCGGGCTGTGCTCGATGCGCTGCAAGGCCCGGCGCGCGCACAGGCGCTGCTCGCCGAGGCGGATCGACAGCGGGAGCGCATCCGGCAGATCGAGCTCGCGCGCATGACTCCGGCAGCACAGCGCGCGACGATCCTGCAGGAGCAGCAGCAGGCGCTTGCGGCGCTGCGCCAGGCGTCAGGTGTGGCTGCCATCGACCGGGCGCGCATCGTAGAGCAGCGGAGTACCGAGCTCTTGCAGCTCGCTGCACAGTTCGCCGCCGGGAGCGCGCAGCGACGGTTTCTAGAGCAGCAGGGATTAGCCGGACTTCGCGAGTCCGAGCGCGTGCTGCGTGAGCAGGCGGCGATCGAACAGCAGCGGTTCGAGGAGCAGATCCGCGCGCAAAGCGAGAATACTATCGCACTCCGAGAGAATACCGCTGCGCTCCGCGCGCAACTGCCTGCGGCGCGACGGCCGGTGCACCGCACGGGGAGGGCCACGGCATGATCATCGTCACCGACTGGCACACTCCGATTGCACTCACTCCTGTCGGCACGACTGCCGGCGGGTACGACATCCGGGACGTGCTCGACCTCGACCGGCCATACATCGGATGGCGAGCTACGACGGCGAATGGCGCTGGCATTCAGATCGACCTTGGGAGCAATGTCACCGTCTATGGCGTTTGGATCGACGCGCCGAATCTCTCGTCGATCGAGGTCGCCTACTCGACGGACGCGAACGCCTGGACTGCGACCAACTACACGGCAGCCGCGGACCCGTACTCCGGGCGGCGCAAGCTCTACGTCGATTACGGGAGCGGTGGCGTCCAGCGCCGCTACTGGCGCATCCGGGGCATGATGGGCACGACAGATGACGGCTCCGGGATGCTCTATATCGGCGCGGTGGCCCTCGCGCGCGTGCGGCTGGAGACTGCCTACGGCTCGCCCACGCTCAGCCACACGATCGACTCGGCGCGCACGATCGACGGGCTCCGGCCGCGTCTTACGTCCCGGCAGGCCGTCACTCTGGAGATGGGTGGCGGCGCATTGCCAGCGTCGCAGCTCCCGATCTGGCAGGCGCTGGGTCAAGCTAGGCCGAATCCGGTGCTCGTGGTACCGAGCACAACACCGTATCTCTGCCGGCTCATCGAGCCAGTGCGCATCCAGCACCGCGCATCCACGCTCATCGAGGTCGGGCGTGTCGTACTCCGAGAGGTGCGCTGATGGCCTACGCATTCGACGGCGCGAGACATCTCGTCACGAGCGGCCAGCATCCACTCGCGGCGCTCGGCGAGTGGACCATCGCGTTTTGGTGCCGGTGGGACTCGCCAGGCTCCTCAGCGCAGACCGTGCTCTACGCAGGCAGTGCGGCGACCGTCTCCTGGCAGGTGCGTGTGGATCCGACTGGATTCCGCATTATCGTGCCGGGATATGACTACTATCTCGTGCAGCTCGCAGAGGCCTACCACCGCGCCTACGGCGGATGGGTCGTAATGCGACGTCAGGGCAGCACGGCCACGGGATTCTATGATGGGGTCCGATACGTGCAGACCACGCTGGCTGCTGGCATCGGCAGTCAGACCGGGACCATGTGGATCGGGCAACGCGGGGACGCGACGGAGCGCCTGGAGGGCGTGGTGGCCGAGGTGGCTCTCTGGCAGCGGGCGCTCTCCGATGCGGACTGCGTCGAGCTCTCGCAGGGCCGCACGCCGCTCGATTATGGGCCCACGTCGTATCTCCCGCTCCGCGGCGGTGGTGGCGTGGAGCGCGACATCGTGGGCAGCATGGGGATGCTCTCCGGCACGGCTACGCCTGCACTGCATCTGCACCCGCGCGTGGGCCGCTCGCCACGCGCTACACGCGAGAGCCGCGTCGCCTACGTGTGCCACGTGGCAAGGGGCGAGACCAGCGAGCAGGCATGGACCACTGACGAACCGGACGACCGGCTGCTGACCTTGGCCGCCAGCATCCCGCGCACGCGCATCCAGCGGATCACGGGCATCGGGGCCGAGCTTTCGCGCGGATACTACGGACTGGAGCAGGCGACTCCGGCAACTGTGGTACTCGATCCGACTGATCGCAGGACTGTGGGTGAGCTGATCGCCAGCTATCGGCCCACGATGTGGTGGCGCGGGCATGAGGTATCGGGTGACAGCGATGTGACCCGCAACTACGTGTGCTCGGCTGCGTCGATATCGTACGACGACACTTGGCCGCATCTCTCGGAGCGCGCCCGTGAGGCGTGGCGCGGGAGCGGCGCAAGCGGGAGCTACGTGCAGGTGACCGGCGGACCTCAGCCATCGCTCACGGGGGCATGGACCGTGCTCATGTGGGTGCGGCCGCTGGGCTCGCAGGTGCAAAAATACCTGCTCCAGGCCGGCTCGTGGGCCATCATCTACGGATACGTGAGCGGGCAGGTCGAGTTCTATGCCGCGAGCTATTCCGGCAGCGATCCGCGCCCTAATTCGCAGATCGCGATCCCGACGGACGCCTGGACGATGATCGCCTACAGCTACGACTCGACGACGGGCCGATGGCGCTCCTGGCGCGACGGCGTGCTCCAGATGGATGTCACGCGATCGTTCAGCCTCGGTGCCGGTTCGCTACCGGCCTACATCATGGCGGCGGCCGCCAATCTCAACAACTTCAACGGCTCGGTGGCTGACGTCGCCATTATCCCGCGCGAGCTATCGGATGCCGACATGCGTGAGCTCTGGCGCGCCTCGCTCGGACGGTATTCCGGGGCCGGGCGTGCGCTCATCGGGCGAACGGTCGACGTCTACGTGCTCGACTCTGGTGGCGCACTCGCGCGCGTGCCGCGGATGATCGTCACGTCCGTCGCGGAGGGGCGCGACGGCACGGCGGTGACGCTGTCCGACTGGCTCACCTACCGTGCGCAGGATCCGGTGCCTGCGGATGCGGTGTGGCCATGGCGGTATCCGCTCTCTACTCAGCCCGGCGCGGCGATCCCAATCCCATACGGCGACGCGATTTATGCACTACCGCACATTGGCGAGTCGCGCACACTCGACGGCGGGACGGACTTTGCCCTGGCCGACGCACGACCTGCGGAATCGAGCACGCCGGATGTGCTCGCGGTGCGAGATATCTGGTGGGACATTGCTCCTCAGCAGGCGGGCCTGGAGCGCGCCTCATCGTGGGCGAGTCTCACGGTGGTGAGCATCACAGCGAGCGACACGATCATCATCTCTGGGGACCAGCGCGGACTTGTGATGCCCGGCATGACACTCCGCTGGATGTCGTCGACCGATACGATGTGGCGCTACGGCAAGGTGACGGCTGTGCAGCTATCGGGATCCGACACGCAGGTGACCATATCGGGCATCACCTTTTCTGGCACCACGGCTAGCGGCGTCATCAAGGCGATCCTGGCGACACCAGCGCCGAATACGGTGGCCGGCTCGCCAGGCGACATCGTCTCGATCGGTTCTGGTGGCGCACGCGTCGTGATCCTGCGAGCGTCGGGCGGCTATGCCACCGAGGTCGCGCTCGTCACTCCTGGGCGTGGCTACGCGGCGGGCTCCACCTACGGCGGCGTCACGGTGCTCGAAGTGGGGCCCGGCTGTGAGGTGTCCGGTGATGCCGTCGTGCTCGATGGTGCGGATTACCGCGCCGGGCTCACCATTGTGCGGCTACCTGCTCAGGCGCGTGGCGCTGTCATGGCACGTGTGCAGCGCGCGCGCGCGAGCTACGCGCAGGCCATCCACGATGTGCTTGCGCACTCGACCATGGGCCTTGGCATCGCCAGCTCCGACCAGGCCGCGAGCATTATCGCGGCACGCCCCTCGCGGCGCATCGATGGCGCACTTGGTGCATCCCTGCAGCGCCAGAGCGGCCAGCTAGTATTGGAGGAGCTATTGAAGACCACATGCGCGGCTCTGCGAGACCTCGGAGATCGATACGCGACGTGGGAGGCGGAGCGCGTGCGCAGGCACACTCTGCTTCTCGGGCCCGATGCGGGCGGCTACGACGAGGCGAGCGGGCGTCCCGAGATCGGGCCTGCTCCAGCGCGGCTCCGTGTTCGGTTCGGGCCGCTCATCCGTGCGCGCGGCACGAGCGACGAGCCGGTGCTCGACCAGCTCGACGAGTATCCTGGCGACCTGTCGCTGCAGCTCCGTGATAGCGGACCCGAGCTCGTGGTGACCGCGCCGCTACTCATGGACCGCCAGACAGTGGACACGATGGCGTATCGGATTGCGGCGCACGAGCTCGCAGACCGGGATCGCCTCGCGATACGCAGTGGCTGGGGCCCAGAGCTCTGGCATCTCCGACCGCACGATGTCGTGCGCGTGGCTGACTCGACGGGGCGCCACAGTGGCGATTGGATCGTGCGCGCCGTCCAGCTCGGCGACGAGATCGAGATCGAGCTCGCTCCGTGGCACTCCAACATGGCCTACGTGCGGACCGGCACGCCATTGGCCACGCTACAGCCGGGCGTGATCGATCTCGCCCCAGCGATCGCGGACGCCCCACGCGCGACGACCAATCGCTTCAGAAATGCTGACTTCTCGCAGTTGCGTAGCGGCGGATTCCCGCTCGGATGGTGGTATAATGGCGCAACTGCGACATTGGATGTAAACCAGAATTATGTCGGGGACCGATGTATCACTCTCACCGCTACGACCATCGCATCGTTCTTCGATACCGGCACCCTCGGCGACACGGACGCCGCGGCCCGGCTGCATGTCGCACGTCCAGGCTGGACGTTCCTGTGGGCCGCCTGGCTCTCCACGACACAGCGCACGAGTGTCGTGGTGCGACAGATGGACTCTGCAGGGAACATCATTGGCAGCGACCTACAGGTCGCACTCCGGCCCACAGCGGAGCGCAATGGGCTCGGGTGGCTGCGGTACTATGCCACCGCGCGCCTGACTGCGCAGGGTGTGGCCTACGTGCAGATTTGGTTGCGTATCCAATCCGGGCAGACGGTGAGCATCGATGCCCCGGCACTGTACCGCGTGGATTCCCGCACCGTCGGAGTCCCGCCATGGAGTAGATGATGGAGCCATGTGAGATGAGACGCGACGATGACGAGATCTACAGAGTAGTATACGGAGACGGGAGCAGCCGCGGGCTCCTGGAGCGGCTCGCGTCGCTGGAGACCGAGATCGAGCACCTGCGCGCAGCGGTGGATGCCCTCGCTCGCGAGATAGCCGAGGATCGCGCTGCGATGCGTGCGTTCGCTACGAGGGTGGCCTGGGCGGCCGTGGCTGCGGCTATCGGCGTGCTCTCGCAGGTGGCATTTCTCGCGCTCTCGTGGCATAGAGGGTGACATGCTCGCGGCACAGCAGCGGCGGATCAGGCTCTCGCAGGGCCACAGTGGCGCAGAGGTGCGCTGGCTGCAGGAGCTCGCTGCTCGGCACGGCGCCGATCCGGGGCCGATCGACGGGATCTTTGGGCCTCGCACCGACGCGGCGCTCCGCACGCTCGGCGGTGGCGAGCTGCCGACCATTGCGCGCGTGACGGAGCTCACATTGCGCCAGCCGCTCGGGGCCACCACGTCGGCGCTCCGGGGGCTGCTATGCCTTGTTGGCCTCTCGCAGCTCGGAGTGCGAGAGGACGGGCGCAATCGCGGCCCGGAGATCGACGAGTATGTACGCATGACCGGGCTCGATCCGACGGGCGAGCATCCGTGGTGCGCGGCATACGTCGTGTGGTGTCTGGAGACCGTGCGGCGGTGGACGGGATGTGCGCGGACGTGGATCCGATCTGCGCGTGTGCTCGACCATGCCATCGAGATCGATGCGCGCGGACAGCGGGTGACTCGCATGTATCGAGGATGCCTCGCACTACGAGTCGGGCGCACCGGCGGGCACATGGGGATTGTGCTGCGAGCCGGTGAGACGATCGAAGGAAATACGGACGCGTCCGGCAGCCGCGAGGGCGATGGCGTCTACGTGCGCCAGCGGCGGCTCGACTACTGGACAATGTGGGGTGACTGGACCCTACAAGGAGGTAACAGATGACCAACTATCGGCGTGGTGTGTACTACGAGCGACGGAGCATCGAGTACCTGCGGAGCTGCGGGTATACGTGTTTCCGCGCGGCGGGATCGAAGGGTCCTGCCGACATTGTGGCCATCCGGCCCGGCGATGCACTGCTCGTCGAGGTGCGTAGCGGTCGGGCACGGCGGCGGGCCACGCGGGCAGCAGAGCTTGCGCGTGCGCTCGGTGGGCCGTGGCGCGCCGTCCTGCACTACTGGCGACGGGGCGCGCGGAAGCCCATTGAGACGCTGCTCTCGATGCTCATGCTGCTCCTTGCTGGCGCTGCGACCGCCCAGTGGCGGCAGGACATCGGCGGCATCGATGGTGCTGCGGTATCGGGTCGCGTGACGGGCATCGCGGTGGATGCGGAGGGCACACTGTATGCACTCTCGACGTACGGGCTCGATGCTCAGAATCGCGGGTCGCTTGCCGTGTGGCGCGTCACGGGTCGCACTACGACGCTCGTGACCCGGATCGTGTCCGAGCAGCAGGGCGCAGGCTGCTCGGGGTGGCTCTCGATGCACGCTGGCAGGCGGCGCGTACTCGCGCGCTGTGGGACTCTCACGCTGCTCCGCGACCTGGATGGGATTGATCCGGACGTACAGGTGCGTGGTCTCAATCAGCCGCAGGCACTACTCGATCGGATCGTGCTCGACTATGCCTCGATCTATTCGATCTCCGACGCTGGCACCGCGGCGCGCATCGCTGGTGACGGGATGCATACGTGCGACACAGCCGCCGGGCGGCTCCCGCTCGCATCGAGCATCGCGGTGTACAATGGCGGGTATCTCCTCGCTGACACGGTGTGCTACGGGCGCGGGGCGCTCTGGAGCTATGGACCGGCAGGCGCCGAGCGGCTCACTGCGTGGAGCGGCGACCCACCAGCGGTAGGGGCCTCGGTCCGCGGGCGGGCACTCCAAGGGCCGGTGGTCGATTCGCGCGCAGGGCGGATCGCGCTAGTATCCGGCAATGACTTATATCTGCTCGATCAGCAGCTCGTGGTGCGAGATGTCGTGCGCGGATATCCGGGCGGATCGCAGGTCCGTCGCGTCGCGATGTCGGCCACGCGGGCTTGGGTGCTCGACGTGCTCGGGCAGGCAGCATGGAGTGCGGCGATCGCGCCAGAGCCGACGCCTACGGCCACAGCCCGGCACACGGCCACCGCGACCGCGCGGGCCACGGCGACGTGGACGCACACGGCGACACCCGAGGCTTCGCCGACGCCGGCGCTCGCGCGCTGTCCAGCGGATTCCTGTGAGTACATCCGCCGCGCGTACATCACGTGCGGCTGCGATGGTTTGCCGTGATGTGGGATGCAGTCGCATCGATCCTCACTCTCTGCGGCGTGGCTCTCAGTGATGCGGCCGTCACGATCGACGGCGCGCCGACGCCGACGATCGTACAGGTGGAGCTACTCGCATCGGCAGACGATACGTGCGTGGGCCGCGAGCTCGCATCCCTGGACGTGGATACTGTGCTCGTGGTGTCTCGCTCTGGCGACCTGGTTGGCGCCCGCTACCGGCTGGGCAGCGCTGACTAGGGCGTG